GATTAACTTTTCTTGTCCTGTTATTATGAAAGAGACTATCCAAGAGTTGTCAGATATTGGTGTGCTTAGTGAATATACAACTGGAGAAAAATAATGGCCGAAAAAGATGTCAGAACATTGAAGCAGCAGATTAATGACTGGTTTGGTCAGTTGAAGACTGAACGCAGAACCTATGAAGATTTTTGGACTGACGTTAAAGATTATATTATTCCTGAACGCGGACGATTTATAAAAGACAAAAGCAGCAGCGATGTAAACGATGGTAGGATGAAAGATCAGAAGCGTATCAATAGCGAAGCGACAAGAGCGTTAAAGGTTATGGTCAACGGAATGCAGAGTGGACTTACAAGCAAAGCTCGTCCGTGGTTGAATATTGAAAGTCCTGATCCGAAGATAAATAATCTTCCGCATGTCCGGCTGTATTTGAAAGAAGTTACCGCGGCATTGACGAGAACATTTGCTTCCAGTAATATTTATAATACGTTCTTGAGTATCTATACTGAGCTTGCCGGATTTGGTACCGCGGCAATGATAGTGTATGAGCATCCGACAAAAGTATTAACAAGCCGTTCGTTTACTGCCGGGGAATTTTGGATTTCAACGAATGAGTATCTTGAGATGGACGCATTTTTTGCAGTAAATTATTTAACCGTCAAGCAGATGGTTGAGTGGTTTGGAATAGATAAAGTCAGTGGCCCGGTAAAACGCATGTACGAACAGAAGCAGTTTGAGAAACGAGTTGAAGTTATTCAAGCAATAATTAAAGACCCTGACAAGCTTGGATTAAAAGTTCCGAATGGAATGCCGATAGCGGAAGTATTCTTTGAGCCAGGCGCACCGGAGAGCGATACAAAGCTTTTGCAGATTAAAGGATTCCGTACATGGCCAGTTATGGTTGTACGTTGGGATACTGTTGGAACAGATGATTATGGATTCAGCCCTTCATCTGATGTAATTTCTGACATTAAAGGCTTGCAGAAAATGGAACAAGATTCCTTACAGGGCATAGCGACTGTTGTTAAACCTCCGTTACAGGCACCGCCGGAAATGCAGAGACGCGGAATTAATACATCTCCAGGCGCTATTACTTATGTGAATAATCAGAATAGTAGTCAGCCGGCGATTGGTTCTCTTTACAGCATACAGCCAGATATACAGGCTGTTGAATATAAGATAAGCCAATATACTCAGAGGTTCCGGGCATATTATTATAATGATTTGTTTATGGCGATTGCTTCTCAGGACGCGAATCGCAGGACAATGACCGCAACTGAAGCTAATTTAAGGAACGATGAAGCGTTCTTAATACTTGGGCCAGTCCTTGAACGCATACAGTATGAGTTGCTCGATCCATTAGTCAAGCGTGCTGTACAGTTGATGTACACGGCAGGATTGATTGATGCACCTCCAGAGGAATTGATTGATAGCGGATTTGAAGTTCAATATACCAGTATATTATCACAAGCTCAAAAAGCTGTTGCAACGGCTCGTATTGATGCTGGTATTGGAATGATAGGACGTATAGCTGGAATATGGCCGGAGGCAAGAAATAAACTAAAAGTCAATGCTTCTGTTGATGATTATTGGGATGCAATCGGCGCACCGATGGACTTGCTTGAAACTGAAGATGCTTATAATCAAAAGAATCAGGCAGAAGCGGAAGCAATGAGGGCGCGTGAACAGGCAGAAGTTGGAAAGACTGTTGCTGAGGGAGCAAAGCTTGTTGGAGACACTAATCCAGATCAGTTACAACAGAACTTACAAGCGGTTGGAGGGATTTCATAATGGCTGAAAAAATACAAATAGATTCACAATCTGATAAAGAATTGCGTTATATTCTAAAAGATTCTCTTGGACGAGGATTTTTTATGAGAATGCTTTATGAAGACCTTGGAATTTATGATAGCAGTTTTCAATGTAATGCAACGGCATATACAATATTGCAAAAGAAGCAAATTGGCTTACGCTTGTTAGATCAAGCTAAACGAGTTGATTTTGATAAAGTTCAACTTGCGGAAAAGGAATATCTAGATATGATTGAACTGGAACGCAAAAAAATGGAGGATGAAAACAATGGCTGAAGAAACCACACAAACTGAAGCAACTACGGATAACACCGAACAGGCAGCTCCAGAAAGTACGATTCTTTCGCAAGGTGCCGCAACTGATACTGCTGCTGAAGTAACGGATGAAGGAACTGATAAAACACTTCTTTCACCTGAAGACAAAGCAAAAGAAGAAGGCGCGGATACGGAAGTTAAACCTGAAGAAGAACCGCCAGCTAAAGATGAGCCTATCGTATACGAGGCTTTTAAGTTACCTGAAGGTTTTCAACTTGACCAACCTATGCAGGATAAAGTGTTACCACTTTTTTCTAAGTATAAGATTGATCAAGCAGGCGCGCAGGAAATCGTTGATGCTTACAGCGAAATCCAAAAACAGCAATACGAGACTGCTCAAGCAGAGCAGAAAAAAACTCTCGATGCGACAGTTGATGCGTGGAAGACAGAAATAAAAAGCGATCCAAAGTATAAGGAAAATATTGCTTTGGCTCAGAAGGGAGCGCAACATCTCGCGGAAAAGATTCCTGAAGTTGCCGCGCTTGTAAACGATCCAATGTGGGGAAACATGCCATCAATCTTTAAGATTGCTCAGTATGTCGGAACCATGATGGAAACTGAAGCTGCCGCATTGAATGGTAATGTTGGCATTAAACCGGCTGAAAGAACCTTAGTTGATTCAATCAGTCCATCACTAAAAAAACAATAAGAGGTAAAAAAAATGGCAACAAATCCTAATATGTCTATGACACTTTTAGACGCATCACGCCGTGCTGACCCAGATGGATCAGTAGCTCCGATAATCGAATTGCTTAACGAATCCAATGCTATTGTAAATGACATGCTGGTTATGGAATGTAATAGTGGTGTAAACCACGTTACAACCATCCGTAATGGGCTTCCTGATCCTATATGGCGTAAGTACAATACTGGTGTTCCGAATGACAAATCAACCACTACTCAGATTACTGACCATACTGGTATGATGGAATCACGTTCTTTGATTGACAAAAAACTCGTACAGATAAACGCCGGACAGGATAATGGAGCATCTTACAGAACTTCTGAAAACGTCGCATTTATTGAAGCAATGGGTCAAGAAGTTGCAGAACAAATTTTCTACGGAAGTGTTCTGGATTCTGAAAAATTCATTGGCTTGACTGAACGTTACAATGCTTTGAGTACTAATGTTCTTGATAGTGGTTATAACATTATTGATGGTGGCGGTACCGGTTCTGACAATATGTCCATGTGGCTTGTTGGTTGGGGTGATCGCGCAGTTCATTGTCTTTATCCTAAAGGCTCTAAGGCTGGATTCAATTATGAAGACCTCGGCGAACAGCAAGTTGCTGACGCAAACGGTTATCGTTTTACGGCTCTTGAAGGCAAATATACTTGGGATATTGGTTTGAGTGTTCGTGATTGGAAACAGGTTGTCCGTATTGCAAATATTGATACAAGCCTACTCGAAGCTGGAACTGGCGCAGATTTAATTACATTGATGATTAAAGCTCTTGCTAAACTTCCCGTATTGCGTGCAGGAAATCAATATCGGTTCTATGCTCGTCAGGAAATAATGACTGCATTAGAAATTCAAATGCTGTCAAAAACAAATGCGGCTCTTACTTGGGGTGAACTCCAAGGTCAGGAAGTTATGAAGTTCCGCAATATTCCAATCGGGCGTTGCGATCAGTTGTTGACTACTGAAGCTCGCGTTAAATAATATAAAATCCTAACAGGAGAATTAAAATGTTAAAAGATGATCTTTCAACTTTTTCGGAATCTCAGGCAGTTACAGTTACTGCCGTTGCTTCTCGAATCATAGACGGTGATACTGCTGGTAACGCAAAGCTTAATGAGCTTTACCTGCATATCAAGAAGACAGCTAACTTCGCAACTGCTGCAACATTAACAATGGATACTGCTCCTACCAATGGCAATACTATGGTCATTGGTGGAGATACCTATACTTGGACGACTGGGGCAACTGCCGCAGCAGGACAGATTGGTATTGGTGGTAACGTTGGCGAATCACAGGCTGCTTTCTTAGCGGCTATGAATGGTTCAGACACATTCAATACTGCTCGTACTGACTTGACTGCTGGTGCGTGGAATGCAAATGTAAGTATATTAACACCTACTGCCGGAACTAAAGGTGAAGATGTTACAC